CACGATATCTTGCTAAATTTGTCATAATAGTCTCCTTTGTAAGCGAGTTGTTTGATTGTGGATCCTTTCGGCATCCATATGTATTTATAGCACGCTTCTACAATACTACCAGTAGTGCTATCCGTATTAATACTCTCTTAAGCATCTTTTTTTGATAAATAGGCTTAGGATCCTACAAAAATCGGAGAACATGAAGAAATTAATTTTACTTCTTGGTATGGGGATGCTGTTCACAGGTACTGGTGCTGCAAAGGCGGACTTGGTCCATCGTTTAACTACATCAACTCAGTTAAGTGTTGATGGTGCAGCAACTCAAGCTACCAGAATCGGAAGTACTTACAGTGTAAGTGGTAACAACATCAAAGTCGCATCATCAGACGATCACTTCGGTAAGTTAGTAACACCAAGTGGTACTGCTGCAGCAACACTTGACGCAGGTACATACGATATTAATACTACAGGCTCAGCTTTCAGCTTCAGCGAAACCTATATTTCAGGTGACGCTGTAAATCCAATTGGTACTGGTGTTGACGTAACTGCGGGTGTAGTTGCTGACATGCCAGCTTTCGGTAGTACGACTACTCAAAGTGGCGGTGTCGCAGGAACCCTTGCAGGAACTATAACCTCAGCAGGTGCAATGACAATAACAGCTGGAGGGGCGGGCACAACAGCTACAGGTCAATTCGTATCTGAACTTACCATAAATTAGGGTGATATATAATAATGAAACGGGTAGTTATAGCTAGTCTTACTATCGTGTCACTAGGAACTCCAGTGATGGCAGTTCCAGTGGTCCCCAATTTTACTCAGGGCTCGATGACGAGCCATACGGAGACTACATCTACCGTAACTGAGACCATAAACTCAATTGATTATAATACAGGATGGCAATATTCAGTGACAGGGACAGGGGTTTCCCACAATGGCGACAGCATCTTACCAGATGGAGTGACTTCATCGGGAAGCATAGACCTTCTCGGAAGTTCAGGAACCACACCCCAAACCACTCATGGTCTGGATCTCTCGACGATGGGAGACTACACCATAACAACACCAGGAGCAGCCTTCCAACTCACAAATACATATCAAGGACCAGGTATCTCGAATCAGACCGTGATCCAAAGAGAAACCACCATAACAAGCGTAACAGATACAACAAGTATCTTCTCCCAGTAGTAGCATTACTAACATGTTCTCCTGCATATGCTACTGACGTTGGTGGTGTATCAGCTACCGCTAGTCCTATCGCCAACTCTTCTGGCTCAGTCACCAACCAGGCAATACAAGTTTTACAAGGTCCATATATTAACAACCAATATGGTGGTGGTATATCATGTCAAGGACCGACCCTTAACGTGACCCCCTTCGTTACAGGAGCGTTATCTCAACAGCATCCATATGAGGACATCTATCAAGATCCAGTCTACAACAACGTAGATGCTAACGATGATGGTGTACCAGATAATCCAGGTGAAGTCCTTTATTACGTTCCAACAAGGACAGGACAGAAGAATAATACAAACGTATCGTTAGGTCTTAGTGCTACCATATCAATACCACTAGACAGACAACTACAGAAAGGTTGTAAGAACGCATTTAATACACAGATAGCCTTACAACAGCAGATCCTGGCTAACAAGCGTCTAGACTTTGAGATTGCAAGGCTAAAGAATTGTGGTCAATTGATACAGGCTGGCATCTCATTTAAGGCTGGGTCTCAATACGCCAAAGTTTGTGCTGATGTAGACGTAGCTAGTCATACTATAAAAGGTAATGAGAATGTAGTTAAGCAACACACTCACGGTATCGACCAGACCTTCCTGAACTGGGAACCTAAGCAAGAGAATACCTATAAGATAGATGCAAATGGTAATAAGTCTCTCCTAGAAACCAAGTTTGAGATCAAGACCAATGGTAGTGAAGTATCTACATTCGAATATGATGCTGACGGGAACGCTACCCTAATCAAACGGGAGAACTTTGGACCAAGGGAGAACTTCGAACTAAAGAAGAAATAAAAAAGACCCCCTAGGGGGTCTCTTTCTTTTTAAATTTTACTTTACCTTAAGAGGTCTGTACATATGGTCTTACAACTGTGGTTGTCTGTCTCACAATCGATTAGGCATTCGAAGTAGTCGTCTATAAGGTCGTCTGTAAGTGTATACAGGGGTGTTTTCTCAACATGATTCCAACTTGCTAATTGATTATGTGAGAGTTTGTTATGCATGTGCCTCCTCTACTATTTTAAACCGCATGATATATGAGGTTTCAGTGCATCTTGTTGCTCCGTCGTGTACCTTTCGGTGACTACCACTATTTATAAGAGAAATGTCCTGGAGTTAACAAATATTTATGCCTAGTTACTTCTTTTTACCCTTCTTTTTTAGGGGTAACAGACCCTTCTTTTTCCTGTACTCATCAGCAATAATCTCATTCCTACTGGGTTTGACAGGAGTCTTACCTAGCAGAGCCTGAACCTTAGCAACTGCCTTCTTAGCAGCAGGTTTAAAGACCTTCATTAGAAAATCAGCAAGTGGTTTTGCTAACAATGCTGACGCTGCTGCTGTGGTTGCAATTGCTGCTGTGGTTGTGACCACAGAAAGCTCAGGAACATAATCACTAATAACAATAGGTGGTGGCGGTTGCTCTATTACAGGTGCAGGGTTAGGTTCGGGTGGATCTACACATTGCTGAGTAATAGGATCCCTGATCTTAGGTCTGACACAAGGTGTCTCTGGTATACCAGGTGTTTCTGGTACTGGTGGAGGTGGTCCTATCTTAAAGTCAGGTTCATATGGTTCCACCTCCATCTTTAGATCACCTTTATTGTAATCTATAGGAGTAAACGCTGGCGTACCTGCGTCACAAAAAATCTGTACACCCTTTGGATCATCATCCACTAGGTTCTCATTCTTACCTGTATTGTCCTTGTGTGCCTCCACACAACCAGGCATGTCCACAATTGGTTTGCCTAAGTTTTGTGTGACTGGGACTGTTACAGTGCCCACTAGAGGTGGTCTAGCCTCATATATTAGTACCTGTCCACCAGAAGTGGTACCCCTAATCATAACTTTAGGGATATCAATCTCAACTTCGGGTATGTTTGCTGCAGGAACTGGTTTAATACTCTGTACCCTAACAAATATATCCTTGATAGGGTCAGTCATTTACTGTGCTGGAGGTGTAGGGAAGTTCGCTGGTCCTGTTTGTGCAGGTACTGATGGTACTGCAGGTAATGAACCCTTAACTAAACCTGGTAATATGTTACTAAGTTCTTCAGCAGCTCTGTCTTTAACTGAGTCTATAATCGCAGTACGATTAAAGTAAGTATAGCCTGCGACTCCAACAACGAGTGAGCTAGTAGCAAAAGATACTACAGTCATCGCTTTAAAAATTTTGTCCATGATCAATCCTCTTTGTAATCTTGTGAGTGAATAGGAGGTCCAAGAGTCTTATACTCCAGTTGCTTCCTAAGGAATTTTACTTCCTGTTTTAGTTCGTCAATAGTCTTGACTTGTATTTCGATTTCTTCCTGGTATATGTGATTCATACGTTCCAGTTCTTCGTTTATTAGTAGGAGTTCATGATATGGTATAACATCATTATAATCCACTGAGGGTATTGTAGCATACAATAGTATGTATTAACAATCCCGACTCATTTCCTCTGCCATGTTACCACCTATGTCAGCACCCTGATTGCCACCAAACATTGCCACCCAACCAGCAGCAACCCAACCAACAAAGGGGATACCAGACAGAGCAGGAGCAGCAGCAGTACCAACTGATGTACCAACGAGCCTACCTGTGTTCTTCCCTCCACCGATTGCTTCGATACATTCCACAGTTTTGTCACTGAGGTTTCCCCCCGATGATGCCTCCCTCATAGTAGAAGGATCTTGCCAAGATCTGTGGTTAGATACAGGACCGCCTTGATGCTTAGCCCCATCCATTACATATTCTTCTCGGACTTTTGTAGTGTTGTTTGCTAGTCCTAAGAAACCACCCTTCTTCTTGATGTCTTTAATGGTTGTCAAACGTAAAGGATCATTCGCTCTGTAATTGATCGTATATCCTTCAGCACCTGACTGTATCTGATAAGAAGTATAGTCTCCTGTAGGAAGAGTAGGAAACTTGCTCTCTTGTCGAGTAGCAAGCAGACCTATCATACCTATATGTGAGACACCTAGAACAGCACCTGCTCCCACAGCAATCCATTTTGTCCAATTAATCTTTTCCATAATAACCTCAAGTTTATAATGTGTATTTCTTATCTGTGTCTTTATTAGGTGACTCAGCAATAATTTTTAATGGTGCCTGTTCTATAACAATAGTCTGTGTAGGACCACCGTTCTTACCAACTCCATTACCGTTACCATTACCATTCATCTTCATAGTACCATCACCCTTCTTAGATGCAGTCTGAATTCCGAAGCTAGCTAAAACTCCAGTAAAAACCGAAGCTATAAATGTTGGATCTATTTTCTGTTGAGGGATACCAGGTATGGCAACATAGTTTAAAGTTAATATCCCACCAGACCAGGCCAGGACTGTGATTCTGACCATTGTAGAGATGATTGCTGCTTGCTCTTCGGGGTCAGGAAGAATAGCGGCTTTAGCTTTACCAAAGAAACCTTTCTTCTTAGGTTCTTTGACATCTTCTTTTATTTCTTCTGTCATCTATATAGAGGATTGCTTCAGCCCTATTTATCAAATAAATTATTACCTATTACCATGGTATTAATTCCCTTCTTAGAGAACATCTCCTTTGCCTCCCAGATCCTAGATGCAATAGGGGATCCAGAGATGTTTAAGGAAGTATTAAGTATAACAGAATCACCTGTCATCTCTTTATATTTCCTTAAGAGTCTAGCAAAACTATCATCACCATCAACTGTCTGAATCCTACAAGATCCATCTACATGTGTGACTGATGTGAGTTCTTTATCTAATACGGGTACTGATGTGTTCATGTACGGGGAGTCACCATCGTAATCAAAATACTTAGAGGTATCTTCCTTCAGTACAGCAGCACCAAATGGTCTGAATCCTTCTCTATGCTTGACTCTTTCGTTAAGAAACTGCTTGGCCCTGCGGTTCCTTGCTTGCATCAAAATACTTCTATGCCCTAGAGCACGGGGACCAATCTCACCATGTCCCTGATACCAAGCTACTATCCTACCAAGACTTAAATGTAGTGCTGCCTTCTCTATAGTCCTATCGTCTGGTTCATCCTCTGGTGCTTCATCATCTTGCCAGAATGGGAACCCTTCATTACTAAATGGTTCTTCATGGAACCTTCTTCTTAAAAATTCTACTGCTCCTAAGGATAAACCACAGTCATTTGCATGAGGTGGTATCAGGACTTGCTGACCTGTTTTCCTGATCTTACCATTAAAGTTGCAATTCTGTGCAACACCACCGCTATACCCAATGATGTCATCACCACCAACGGGATGGCTGAGATATAAAGCAAGCTGGTCTCCAGTGTATTCATGAACTGTCCTTAACCAATTGATATCAAAGTCTTTATCCCACTTCCTATGCCACGATTTGTAATTCCATATGCCTTTTATGTTAGTAAAACCGTAGTGAGATATTTTATCATAGTACTCTTTATCTATAAGACCATAGGCAGCAAGTCCCATGACTTTACCTGCTAAATCTAATCCTTGTGGGTCTGCTTTTAGTCCTACCTGTATACCTACGTTAGCCATCTCCTTACCGATGGATCCATATTCCTCTGCACTATGAGTCAGTGACACTTTCTCACCCTGTATCAGGGAGAATGAGTGGTCATCATTACCAAACCCATCATAAACATAACCAGTATGAGGTACTTCCCCAACTGGCCAGATGCTTAGGTGATGTGCATAGTGGTGGTCTACTGCAAACGTCCTGCAGGGAAACCCCATCTCTAATTCTCTATATGATTCTCCTTGTTCGAAATTGATATCATCTGTGATGATAGCAATAGCATCTAAATCATCTACCTTGACACCCCAAGAGTCTAGGACATCTTCCCATTGCCATATGTTGTCCCATCCATGATGTTTTATACCGTATAACCTTTCCGTTGCACAATACTTAACCTTCTTACCGTCAGTGTAAGTAACATTGGAATCGTGGTCATCGATTCTCAATCCCAGAAACTTCATTCAGCAGCGACCTTCTTCTTCCCAATATTATATTTGGATTCTAGAGTCCAGTCTCCTTTGTCTTTATAACTAAGTACCTTAATCTGATTCAGAGGTGCTATCTCTGTGGGTTGAGTTGATAGTTCTACTAGACCCCAATCAAATAGTAGTTTTGTAATTCTGTTCCTACGTTCTACATCGTTCTTAGTTATGTTTGCAGGTTTACCATCTAGTGCAAACAGTTCCTTAAAATGAACTATGTAATACTTGCCCTTCTTGTGTAGGATATGGCAAGATTGATAGAGTTTCTTCTCTTTCCTTGATGCTACACCTATTCTAGTAAGTGTCTCTCTTATTTTGAGAAAGTCATCAGGTTCTTTTAATGAAACCTCAAGCATCATATCTTGAGACCAGTTGATCTCGTCACTCATTTTATTCCTCCAGTATCAAGTTTCGCTTTGATGACTTCTAATTCTTCTTTTGAGAGTATAGAAAGAGCAGTTCTAGCTTTCTCATTACTATATCCATAAAACTCTTTCACGAGTTCCAAATCATTATCAGTCGATTGTTTTTGCCAAGGAGAAAATCTCTTTGATTTCCTAATACTATATAGAAAATAATGATATTGGAGAGTGTTGTCTAAGTTATAATATCGATTCATTTCATTGACATGAATGATACAGTCCATGTGACTAGATAACATCTTGTTAACCACATACTTAGGATACTTCTTCATAGCACGTTCATTGTCCTCAAGTTTTCCCATCTTAAGGTTGATGCCATTTAGATAATCTTTTAGGGGAAACTCAAACTCTGCCATAAAGTAATGCCTCAAGTGGATTTGGTGGTTGTATATCGTAGTTTGATATCAGCAGTTCTTGCTTCTTATTATTAGCACGATGCTGCATACCATACGTTAGTGTAAAATATTTCTGGTTATAGTTACTATATAATTTTTCTATCTCATCGTCAACGTTGTATGTAATCATCCATCTGTATGAACATACACTACAGTCATCATAGAATCTCTGGTGATCAAAATTCTTATGAAGATCTGCTTTGGTACCATATAAAAACGATTTGATTTTGTATGGTGGATCTAAGAACACAAATGGATTAGGATGCTGATCGTTATCAAGTTCATCTACCATCAACTCTTTGTAATCTAAGTTGGTAATAGTCCAGTTCTTTATAATATCTGGATACTTTCTAAGATTACCTGCACCTCTAAGAGAAAAGTTCTGATTAGATGCTGATTCAGAGAACGCAGAGTTCTCAGTTAAGCCAGAATAAGAACACTTATTAAGAACCCAAAATAAAACAGCTTGATCAAAAGAGTCTTTGTGCTGTATGGAGTCCTTTGATTCATTAAATAAAGACTTTGCTGAGATTGGGTCAGGATGATCCTTTTTGATAGCGATGCAAGCATCTGATAAGTCTTTTCCATCTGATTGTAATACTCTCCAAAAATTATAAAGGTAATCATATTTGTCGTTCACCCATACTGGTACGTCAGGGTGTAACTGACTATAGTATAGTGCCATGGAAGCACCACCTATGAAAGGTTCTCTGTACTCCTCAATTTGAGGAGGAAACCATTTATATAACTGTGCTGCTGCCCTTGATTTACCACCAGGATAGCGTAGTGGTGTCTTCAGTAGTTTCATAATACATGCATTTGTGCCATAGGTATACCCTGTGGCCCTGCGTTCACTCTACCATGGGGCAAAGTGTTAAATGACATGGTGTAACGATCAACACCTAGTGGATTAGGATTACTAAAGTGACGTAACCAACCAGGAAATACTAATAGTTTACCACGTTCTGCCTTAAAGTTTTCCATAGGACCATCAAAATTATCACGAATAATTTCGAGTGTATCGAGGTTCCTTATATCTACTGGGTCTTGGAAAACAGTGTCCGAACCTTCTGTAAAATAGAAGACCCCAGAGAGATAGCTATAAGGGTGGCGATGCAAAGGATGACCAGCCCCTGATCCAGAGGGTGCGAAGTTTGCCCATGCGAGGGAGATTCTGAGTTCATCGACTTGGAGGTAGAGTTCTGATCTGATGTCATCTATAGCATCTAAAAAGAAATTAATTAAGGGTTGCATCTCTGGATCTTTATGTATGTCACCCTTACTGGTGCGAACACCTGCAGGATAATTATACATTTGGAATTCCAAAGTCTTTATATAATTAAGTGCTTGATCTATCGCTTGATCATCATCTAAACGATACTCATACACTCTAGTAGGAAATATGTCATGGTGTGTCTTCATTTAATTTCTCCACTAACTCATCACAACATCGAAAGATGTTTTTATAGTTTTGTTCTTTACCTCGATATACTTTAAAGTATTTCATGAGGATAGGTAGGATGTCTTCTTTCATTTAAACTCGCAACGCATCATTAACTCTGTGAGAAATGCCACAAGATTAATTTCCTGATCCATGACAAAGGTTGCTTTGTACTGATACTCACCAATAACTAGCACTGCTTCGGGAATAGATTTGGGAAGAAGATATGTATAAAGGTTATCATAGATCTTACGCATGATAACTTGTGGTTCATTATCTATATTAGATGTGACCCACTTCTTCATCTTAGTAAACTCACGGTCTCTAAGATACCCTATAAGATCACTGACCTTAACATCACTAACCTGTGCCAGAATACCTGTATCAATTTTACCTCTAGAAGCATACCTCTGCAACTCATTAAGAGTTCTTCTAAAGTCAGGAAAATGTTTTTGTATTACTTCTGCAACTACCTTGAGTTCGAACTCTATATTCTCTTGCTCAAGTATAGAATTAATTCTTTTAAGGAATGCACTTGCTAACTGTGCTTTCTCCTTACCTTTGATATGAAAATCAACTACAGAACACCTAGAATGTAGAGGTTCTATGATCTTATTTTTATAATTACATGTGAAGATGAACCGACAGTTCTTTTGGAACTCCTCAATCGACGCACGGAGTAAGAGTTGTACGTCTGGGGTCGTATTATCTGCCTCATCCACAATGATAATCTTGTGACTAGACCCAGATGTAAGAGAAACAGTACTAGCAAAGGTCTTTGCCTTATTGCGTACAGTGTCCAAGAATCTACCTTCATCAGACCCATTAATGACATAGAAATCTGCTCCTAATTCTCTACATAATGCCTTAGCAATAGTAGTTTTACCGATCCCTGCAGGACCTGACAACAATAGATTAGGGATCTCACCCTGCTCTAAGAATCCTTTAAACATTGCCTTGGATTCATCAGGCAAGATGCAATCATCCACCTTTTCGGGTCGATATTTCTCGACCCATAAAAAATCATTCATAATAAAATTAAACCCATGAAGGTTTACGATCAGGTTTCCTCAGGTAATTATCGCATACCCAAGGTTTAGATGCAATATACTGTTTGTATGCATCAAATGTTGTAATAGATGTATCATACTTCCACTGGTCAGGCATAGCACGAGTCCATTCAGTAGGATCTGTGTCCTGAGGAGGGAAGATCTGAGTACAATGTGCAATAGTTGATTGACAACTGTGTATCTTACCATACCTATGAGTATATTCATAGCATAGAGCAAGACCGTGTAATATTAACCATGTATAGTGATCTTGTGCCCAGATAGTACATGGGTGGTTACGAAACGCACCCTTATCTGTAGCATAAAAACCACCAGATTTCTTAGGTAACCTACCAAAACCATGACCCCACTTCTCAGACCCCACAATAGATAACATTTGGCATGTTTCTAGTGGCATCTTGACGATGTGTTTGTCAGGTAGTGCCTGTGCTGAAGCAACAGGATCAGGGGAGGTTACAAAGATGTTCATAGTTTTATTCTACCATTGTTTTGGATGTGTGACAACATCCCCATGGTCTATATCAACATGACCTTCTACAATTTTTACCTTGTAAACGATCTGTGATTGTTTTTTAGCAAACTTAAGATCAATCCATTTCTTGCCCCAGTAGAGACCAAAAAGGCAGATGCAAAATGGTATTGCTTCTGCCCATCCAATGTTGTTCCAAGCGTCAACTGGATTCATTTTACATACTCCTTGTGTAATTCACACCCAATGTAATGTCTATTGAGTGATTTGGCAACCCTTGCAGTAGTTCCTGATCCCATAAATGGATCAAGAATTATATCACCCTCTTTACTACCTGCCTTAATGCAAGGTTCGATTAAGTCAGGAGGGTATACAGCGAAGTGAGTCTTCATCTTACTAGGTTTGTTAGTAACAGACCACACACTACGCTTATTCTTCTTAGGATAACTCTTAGTCAATCCAGTATGAGGGTTAAGACCAGTACCAGGATTGTGATACTTACCACTCTTCCTGTTTCTAGTACCCCAATCCTTAGCAGGTTCTTTGATTGCTTCATTATCATAGAAATACTTCTTATTCTTACTGAGTAAGAAAATATATTCATGTGATTTTGTGCAACGATCCCTTACTGATTCTGGCATGGGGTTTGGTTTGTGCCATATAATGTCTTGACGTAGATACCACCCATCAGCACGGAGAGCAAACGCAAGCATCCAAGGAATACCGATGAGATCTTTTTCTTTGAGTCCATCTATCTTGTTACCTCTTCTAGGGCAATTGGTTGGGTGGTCTTGATCGCTAGTAGCAAGTGTTTGTCTTGCTAATGCTTGACCCTTACCAGGTCTATAGTTGTAATAACTATCACCTATGTTAACCCATAGTGTACCATCGTCAGTTAGAACATCTCTAACTGATCTGAATACTTCCACCAACTGTTGTATATATTCTTCTGGTGATTGTTCTTGACCTATCTGATTCTCTTCATCCCCATAATTTCTCAGTCCATAGTAAGGAGGTGAGGTTACACACATCCTTACTTTCTCATCGATTGTCTTGAGTGTATCTCGACAATCTCCAACTAACGTGACATCAATACTCACTATCTGGCTCCAATGCAATGAGGTACTCTAATGATGAGACATTATCCTCTGCACTTTTGCTGATTATACCTGTGAACTTGGCAACCTTACACTGGAATATGTCTAACTTATATGCTGTACATAGTTTATTAGGTCTGATAACAGTTAGGTTCTCAATCTTAAGGCAGAAACAAAAATCCTTTTCGACAGAACCTAACTCTATCTCCAGTGAGTTTGACGCACTATTACGCTTATCAGTTACGATAGCAGATAGTTTACCCTTATCACCTGTAAAGCATATGTCTGGCAACTGATAGGTAGATGCAATCCTCTGAATCTGATTAAGGTCAGATACATCTAACGTAGTTGACACAACTGGATCACCCATGTCCTGTATAGTCTCAGGAGGTTGTGTAACCATACGCTCTTCAGCATAGTAATACTTAATAAGACTACGCTTAGATGTGATGTCTACACGTTGCTCTTGGAACTCAACATCCCCATTGTCCAACGTCTTAATACTGTTAATCAGGTTACCTAGATCATAGATCGGTGCCTGTTTCTTAAAAGTAAACGCAGGAAAATCTGCAACAGCAAGTATGTTCTTGTTGTTTGAGATCGTGGAGACCTTGTTGCCTGGTTTAAACACAATAGATGGATTGATCTCTCTAAAAGAAGTCAATACTTCCATCTCATAATCTGTAAATTTCATCAATAGTTTAACTCCTGAGAGGGGATGTCGTTGATTTGCTTGTCGTCAGGATAAGTTGTTCCTGAGAAGTAATATAATAGTATAGCATAGTGGATGATTTTTAGCACGTCCTGCTTATGCTGATTCTTTTTCTTGTAACGAGATGCATACTTAATGATATTGGATTGACAGAAGTGCTCTGCTGATCCTATTGCCTCAAGGAGGTCTAAAGTCTGCACATCTTTTTCCTCGTTAGAGTAATGAGATCGGTAGGTAGAAGAAATGTAATCTTGTACCACCTTGATCGTTTCGTCTTCTCTATACTTCATTGTGAAAATCTTTCTAGTTGAGTGAGGTAAACATCGTCAGTAACCACATGCGAGAGAGCATCTCTTATGAATGGGTTCTGAACGTTGGACTGGTTCCACCAATGGACTACTTGTCTTGATCCCTTAGTGACTGGGTGTACTCTGTGTACTATACCAGTTGGGTAGGATACTGCCCACCCCATAGGTAACCTAGTATACACTGAGTAATCACCTAGTTTTAACTCCAATTCACCACCCTCATAATCATCATTAAGAAATAGAGTAGTAGAGACATCGAGTCTCTTATCATCGAGGTTAGTGATCTCGTCTGAGTGCCAGTCATAACTATCTCCTTCGAGATATTCTTTATAAGTATAACCTGATCTGTAATTGCTGCAAGTGATAATGTCATGATCACTTTCATCAACATAAGAATCAAGCACACCGTCCCTATGACTGAAACCCCTGATCTCTAAGCAAGATTTGAGGTGGTTCTTGACCACCTCAAAGTCACCTGCAAAGGATTTAATATGATTGATTTGTTTCGGATGGAGTATCCTGATCTTGTGCAGCATAAGGTGTGTCTGATAGGTCTACTTTAGCATCAATCTTGCTATAGAGTTCTAAGAATGACTCTTTAGTCTCATCGTCAAAGCGGTTGAGACATACTTTAAGTGCCTTGATGCGATCCTTAAAGATAGCAAATGCACGAATTACATGAACCAGTCTACGAGTTGAGATAACTTCATCCACTCCTCCTTCAGCGAAGGTCTTACGGATGATCTCTGCCCATGTAGTAAGATTCTCAGTGTACTCATCGTCACAGCAGTTTAATTCTGAACAATAGTTGTTGAGGATCTTCTTCTCATAACTTACATTAGGATACTCTTGCTCAAATGTCAAGGGGAATCTTTCTAAGAATGCTTCGTTCAGTACATTAGTACCAACGAACCTACCGTCATCGGATCCTTTACCCTTAGTGTTAGCAGTTGCGATAACTGTGAACCCTGCTGCAGGTTTTACATACTTACCAATCTTTTTGAGGAATACACCCTTCCCTTCGAGAATAGATTGTAAGCATAGGATCTTGTTAGAGGCGAGGTCAAGTTCATCGAGTAAGAGAACTGCTCCACGTTGGAGTGCTTCGATGACAGGACCGTTGTGCCAGACAGTGCTACCGTCCACGAGACGAAAACCGCCAATAAGATCATCTTCATCTGTTTCTACTGTAATGTTTACACGAATAAGGTCTCTACCTAACTGAGCACATGCTTGCTCTACACCGAAGGTCTTACCATTACCTGATAAACCAGTGATGAATATAGGATAGAAGATCTTTGATTTTACAACCTTCTTAAGGTCATTAAATGTACCGAATGGAACATAGTTTGGATCCTTATCAGGTACTAAGTCCTTACCTGCTAGGTATGCAGGATCAAATGAATCAACAAGTGCAGTCTTTGGTTGTGTAGATTCTTTATAAGTCTTTTCTAATGCTTCTCTTACTGTGAATGTCCAGTTACCTTTACTTGTTTTCTGAACTAGGTTGGAACATGATCTAGTAAGTCTTGCATATATGCTAGGAGTCTTTACTCCGAAGTGTTGTGCTGCTTCCGAAACTCTCTTACTTGTAAAGTCACCCTTATCTGGGGATAGGAAGTTTAGCAGATCGTCATTGCTGAATGTTGATGTGAAAGGCATTGGATGTTTGTTTCTTATATAATAATGATATAGCCATATGGCTACGATATCAAGGGTTAGTGGACACTAATCTGAGTGTCACGCTATCTGTCCTGCGAAGGCAGATAGCAGTCTTCTGTTTGCTCCTTTACCTTTAAGAGACTTCTTAAAAGCACTGGTTAACTGACGCTTTGTGGCATCTGCAGCAACTTCCATGGTGGTCTCTTCGTTCTTACCATTGGCAATGACATAGAGTTCAGAGTATGCTGCTGTTTTTATTACAGCAAGTCTGTCTTTCTTCCATTGCTTTTTGTACTCATCTTGCTCCCAGATGCCCATGCGTGACATGTAGGATGAAAACTCTCTTGGTGGGCATAGTCTGAAACCAAGTACGTTGCACCATGTATATCTGTCTCTAATAACTCTGATTAGAGCAGCAGTCATAGAAGGACCACCATTTCTAATGTCACTGTAGTATCTTCCAGTCTTCTTATCTCTAAGTATAGATCTGTAATTTAGATGATACTCATACTTTCTATTGATGTATTCACTTTTTGCATGAACCTGACCAATTTGTTGTGCTTCACCATCAGTTAGAACAACTAGGTGGCACTTCTCTACACCTTGCTTTGTTTTCCACTTAGGAAGTAGATCTATACAGGTTGATAGACCTTCATTAAGTGGAGTACCACCTAGTCCTAAGAAGTGTGGGGGTGCAGGTACTCTTGCATTATCGTAACTCCAGTTGTGGTGTGCATCGAAGTACTTTGCAACTCTGAATAGATTTCTTGTCTGTCTAGTGAAGTCCTTAGAATTACCTTCACTTGTTAGAAGGTTATACATTCTGAATCTAGGGTCGATCCATAGGTCATCCACATTTTGATCAGAAGTTTTATCAAGAGCATCTTCATCCCCATAATTGTATCCCCATGAACCCTCATGTAAGAATGCATATACATCAAATGGGATGTTAACTTTCTTACAGAACTGAGTTAGGTTGATCAATTGCTTAACAGTATCAAAGATTTCTCTACTCATGGAACCAGACCAGTCTAGTAGGAAGACAAGACCATGGTTCTTACCCTCAGGTATTGATGTAATCTTCTTAAAGATGTCCTCAGAGAACTTATACTGATGAAGTTTAGTTGTGTCTAGTGTACCAGTCTTAGACTCAGATGATCTAGCATAAGATGTTGCTGCTTTCTTACACTCAAACTCCTTTACAAGATAGTTAACATCTTTCTGTGTATCCTTTGACCATTGTCTGTAAAGTTCATCAACCCATTCCATTCTCTCAGGGTAGTCTCTAGTCTCTTCTCTCCAGTGATTTTCTGCTCTTTCCCAGATGGACTTGTTATCCACGATAACCTTATCTGCATATACATTAGGTACGTTAACGTATGATGGAACATGTGCTTCTAAGTCTGCAAGATCTTTTGTCTTACTATCGAAAGCATTTTGAGTAGTAACTTCCATGTACTCCTCCTCAGTCTGTCTTCCATAGTCAGGTAGTTCACCTGCTGCTTGATTCCCACCAAACTCTTGATCTCCATCGCTATCTGAGTTACCTTCCTCATCCTCTCCTTCTATCTCTTCTCCCTGTGCATTTGGAGATGGCATTTCCTGACCATTATTATCCATTTTCTCACCTTCACCTTGTCCTGCTTCCATCTCCAGTGAGAAGTCTGACTGTGACTCACCTTCTTCCTTTTGCTTCTTCTCAAATTCTGCTTTCATAAACTTAAATATATCCTTAGCAACCTGTAATGCTTCTTCGAATGTTTCTGTGACCCCTGCAGCGTCTTTTAGAGGGGTCTCAGCAGCAGTAAATGGTACCATTGCATATGAACCAATCTTATAGTGGAGGTTGATTCTGTCTACAAGTGTCAACTCTGTAAGATCTTTGCCATCTATCTCGAAGAAATCATTATCAGTTAGTTGACTGTATGCTTTATGAAAATCCTTCTGAAGACCAGGAAACTTACGCTTCATTAACTTCTCGATACGAGCATCCTCTGTCACGTTAATGAAGGACATTGGTACTCCAAGTGTTGCAGGGTCTTCGTTAGGTGTGTATAGTGCGTGCCCAACCTCATGACCCACGAGCATATTATATACGTCATTGCTTGTCTTCCAGATTGGAAGTGTCAAAACTCTATTCTGAACATCAAAGGATGCTGTCTCCACTTTCTTGTGCTCTACAAGAAGGTTCTCTGTGGCGAGGAGTTTTGCAAGGTTTCCTTTGATCTCGATGTTCATTGTATTTGGTCGTATTCGTTTGTATATACACATTATAATAAGAAACCCTCCGCTTGGGAGGGTTGAGTAGACACTTCTTTAAGTGGCTCCTTCTGGCTTTTGCTTGTCGCAATGCCTGTGGTTTAAGCTTTCGTTTGGGTGGCTTCCCTGAGTTGTGTTGCCAGTTAGGGGTGTTCATTGTCCTAGAAGGATGCTTCTGCTAGTGTACCAGTCTCTGCTGCGTCAAATTCCACATAGGTTAACTCATCATTGTAAACCCATCTGATTTTATCCCAGATCCAATAGAAATCATCCTCATCTAGGTCTAAAAAGAGTGCTCTCTCGTTCCAATAGATGTGATAGGTCATGCGTCGTCTTGGATTTTAAGGGTGGAAAAGTCAGACTGCTTATCAAATGAGATAATCCGTTCGAATTTATCCAATAGTATATCACCTTTGTGTGATATGACAAATAGATTAGTATTGAGACCCAATCCCCTTAGTATCTTGAGTAGTTCATCAGTACTACCTTGGTCTAGGGAGGAATCAAATACCTCATCAAGGATTAGTAAATTTGTACTAACACTGTTTTTCATCTTGGCGATTTCTCTCCAAGTAAAGAGCAATGCTAGGTCAATTTTCTGCTTCTCACCCTCTGAAAACGATGCATATGAGAAGGAATCCCTGTACCTAGACAGTATATTCTCATTAAAGTTCTCGTCAAGGGTGAAATTGACGTAGAAGTCCATGCTTTGCAGATATTTATTGATCTTATTGTTTATAACAGGTACAAACTTAGAAACTATCTTCGACTTGATACCATCATCTCTTAGCAATCCAGACACTACCTTAAGGTTGTCTGCCTGTTTGTTCACGTTGGAACAAAACTTCTCCTTCTCCTCCAATTTCCACTCAAAATGCACTAATTCCTGCTTTTCTGCTTCTAAATTGGTTGCTTCACTCCCTACTTCGGTCATCAACCTAGTATTCTCCTTTAGAATACGCATCTCTTCCTTGGTTAAAGACTGGATTGCATACCTATGGGAGTTAATGACAGCAGCTTTTGCTCTGAGATCCTCCACATCGGTACTTATGCTAGTAATATGCTCACATATCTGTGCATGTGCTATATCTAACTCTTCTACCTTCTCCTTGAGAGAAGTGACCTTACTTTCCTTAAGTTCAGCACCTATATTTTGAGTACATACTGGACATGTATCATTTTTCTGGAAGAAATCTACGTCTTTATTAGATGCTTTCTTCTTCACGTTGAGTTTGGTCTTCATGACCTTTAACTGTTCGTGCTTATGTACTGCCTTATCAAGTTCTAAAACCTGTGGAGTGATCTTATCTATCTCCTTTTCCTTATCTTTGATCTCTTTCTTGATCTCTTCTACTCTCTTCTCATTGTCATCAAACGTTTTCATCATATTACCAGTAGTTCTCTGGTCTACCTGCTCTAGGTTGTCTATATTCTTTCTCTGCATCTCAACCTTCTGTTGAGCAATCTCTAATTCATACTCACATTGATTCTTTTCGTCTCTTATATCCTTTATCCTCTCCTTAAGGAGACCATTCATGAATGAGAAGATCTGGATGTCCAATATATCTTCGATAACTTCTCGCCTGTTAGGTGCGGTAAGTTGCATGAAGGGGACAAATGTGGATGAACCAAGTATGACGACTTGGGTAAAACTCTTGTAGTTAAGTTTGAGGACTGATTGCTCCAAGTATTTCTGTGTATCCTTGACTGCAGCGTCTTGATCAAGGAGTTCATCGTTTCTAAAAATCTGAAATACATTGGGTTTCACTCCTCTAATTACTTTGTATTTAATAGTTCCAACTACAAACTCTACCTCTACTCTTAACTCTTTTTCATTAATACTATTAATAAGTTGTGATCTGCTGATCTTTCTAAAAGGTTTATTAAACAAAGCAAAGCACAGGGCATCCAACATAGTGGATTTACCTGCACCATTACTCCCTATAATAAGGGTACTCTGTTTTTCACCCAGTGGAATCTCTGTGAACTGCTGACCTGTGGACAAGAAGTTCTTCCATCTGATCTTCTCAAATCTAATCATGCAATGAAGGAGGGAATACTATATGATCTGGTTGGATGACCGTATAGTGGTATCCAAACTGATTGCAGTTTTCTTTGACCTGATCCTCTTCTATCTCCATGAGACGAAGATCTCTACTGTACCCATCAGCAACCAAGTGCTGATGATAACGTTCAGCATCATCAGGGTGCTCAAAAATTTGGACTACTCTCTCTTTGAGAGTCTCATCTTTGATAGCATACACCCCTCCACTTCTTTTGTCAACTAGAACGTACATTAAATCCTTTGTGCCTCTACATATAATGATTTAAGGATCCCAAAAATCTCATCCTTGTTATCAATTTCGCTAACACATTTCTGCAATATCGTTAATGTATCTTCTGCCTCAATAGAATCATCAACATCTTCTAAATGTAAGAACTGATCTTCTATGATTTTTAAGTCAGCAATATTGGCATCATTGATCTGCTTTAAAGTCTTGTCAAACAAGACCCTATCTTCTTTCTTCTCAACAATTAGCTTAACATAGCTACCCTTAAGGGTGTCATATTGTATATCAGAAGTCTCATCATCCTTGTAAATGATCTTGTGAAACATTTTGTTAGGATTCTTATGAAAACTTAGCCTCTTTGTTTTAGTATTTAGTGTATGGAACCCACGTTCCTGACCGTAATCATTCCAATAGAGTTGGTACGGGTTGCCAAGGTATCTAATGTTACCCTTGGTACTCCTCATATGGAAGTGCCCAGTGCATACCATCTCAAACTTGTCAAAAATGGCAGGATCCTGTCCGTGCTCCATGGTGTGTCCAGGAACAGCCTCAAAACCATTAAGCTCAAGATGCCCAAAACAGACGCTTGCATTACTAGCAGCGATACTTCGAAAGGATTCTTTACGGTTATCATCACATATCCAAGGAAGAAGAAGTATATCGAGACCGTCAATATTAAGTTCAGTCGGATCAGATATAACGGTGATATTATCGTACTCAGCAAGTAATAATTCTGGTGAGTTGACTCTAAGAGTATTTTTATAATAGATGTCATGGTTACCTACCATCATGTATTGCTTGACACCTCTCTCCAAGAGAGGATCAAACCACATTTCTTTAGCAGCATCTAGGGAATAGAAATTGACATACTTCCTTCTATCGAATGTGTCTCCTAGATTGATGATCGTATGGATCTTATGCTTATCAATAAAAGGAAGGACAGTATCCCGATAAAAGGATTTGTATTTGTCTATGTAAAATTGGTTATCATTCCTGACCCCGAAATGCTGATCAGTTATCAGTAGAATTTTGGATGTCATACTCTATAGTAACCTTCCGACTTATTCTACCTTGAGAATTGGATGTAGTCAAGTGCTCTATTTTAATGTCGTCTTTCATTGCTGAGATCTCCTGCAACAATTGCCTTAAGCGTTCCTCTGTTCTGCTACCCATAACGTTGATTAGTCTCCACTCTTGATTTTATGTAGTTCATGTCTGAACTGTTTTCGTTTCCATCTGTGTGGAACACTTCTTCATATCCCTTACGCTCTAGGATTTTCTCTCTTATACTCTGCTGTCTCTTCTCCTTAGCAATTCTCCTCAGGTATGCATAGTAAACGATCTGAGTGAAGTAAGCAAAGGGGTTCTTGGATTTCTCTGGATCAAAGTTATGGATATACTGTATACAATTCTCTATACCATCTCCAATCATATCCTCTCTATACATATAGTTTATAAAATTTGGTCTATATGATAGATGTGTTGCAATCTTTAGGAAGCATTCACCAATGTAGTTAGAGACACGAGGTTTTGGATCACCTGCTTCTGCAGCAGCAGCAATCTTTTCACGATAAACAATTAGTTCTGCTAAGAACTTCTTATTGTCTACATAGTGTTCTTTCTTTTTAGTTGACTTCCGTGCCATAGTATACGCCATACATTAACTCACGGTTAGCATAATTATAGTTCATGGTGCCTGAATTGTAAAGGGGGCTTGACAAGACCCTTAACAACCGATAGACTCAACACTGTCAAGGGTTGGAGGGGTCCTTAGGTTCTTTTTTATACATATGCTCTAAGAACAAGCGTGCGTCCTCAACTTTAGATATTAAACCCATGTTAGGACTCAATGGAACTTCACCTTTCTCTGACTCTTCTTCGTGTAATATTTCTTTCTTAACCCATCTCTTGTACATTCTTATAGCATCCTTACTCATAGGAGCGATGCTAATAACAGACCGTTCTTCTATTACAAAGAATTCTTCGTCTGAAAAATTTACCCATTTAATAAAACCGACTGCGATCTTTTGATCAGTATGATCTTTACCTTCCATCTCTACGATCTTTGTCTTAGCAGGATGTTGTATGAATAAGAGATCACCTTGTGATTCATCAGGATCTTTAGTCAACAATACCTCACCAAGGATCTCTTCCCCAGTAACTAATTTAATTGTTCCGTAAAATTGTTCGTCGTGTCGAATGTAATTAATCATTTTTTAGTTTAACTTCTTTGATCTCGTAATCAAAATTCTCTTCCTCATATATCTTTCGTCTTATGACTAAGTGACGAAGAGTATAGTTAAGTTTAGAACCTCTGCTACAGTCATCCGCTATATCGAATAATGTTGCCTGTGCTTTGTTCTCACCTTTTCGAAGAACCCTACCAATGCTCTGAAGATTCCTGACCCTCGACTTGGATGGACTCGCAAAGATTACATTGTGCAAATTTTTAATGTTAATCCCAGTAGAGAAGGTTCCATACGACGCTAGTATTATAGCATCCTTCTCCTTCTCACAGATAGAACGTGCTTCTTCACGCTCCATCGCATCTATACCACCATGTATGAAGAAAATCTTACGATTTTCACTCACCTTACTATTTAGCAATTCCCATAGAGGTTCTCCGTGTTTTTCGACGTAGTTAAAAAGAATTAAAGTGTTACCCCGTAGGTCACACGCAAGATTTATGATCAAATTGTTTCGTTTTGGATGGGAAACAAGGTAATCTATCTCTTGGAAATAGTCATCAAAGGGTACAAACCCATGCTTACACAGTAGGACACACACCTTCAGTGGTGTTAGGTGTCCTTTTTTCATTAGGTCTATGGTTTTAGTGACCTGATCTACCTTCCCGAACAAACCTTCCAACACTAACTGATGAGTCTCCATTCCGTCAAGGGTACCTGTCAAACCCACTCGGTACTTAGCATCGTGACACTTGGTGAGAATCCCTGTCAGACTCTTCGCCTTATAAAGGTGTGCTTCATCCCCGATAATGACATCAAAACGTTTAAAGAACTTACGGGGTTCCTTATAAATGCTCTGCCAAGTACTAATAACGACTGAATGATCCACATACTTTTCTTTACCTGCTTGGATCTTATGAAGGTCATTTGTTTTCCATCCATATGTTTTAAAGTCTTTTGCTAACTGTTCTACCAGTGACACAGTAGGTACTATAATAAGTATATTTCTATCAAAACCTAAGTGCCAACGGACTATAGCATAGATGATCAGGGATTTTCCTGATCCTGTTGGGGATAGTAGTAGTTTGCGATGGTGCCTAAGTGCTTGATAAATTGCTCGTAACTGGTAGTCTCGTGCTTTAAAAGGTAATCCCAATGATCTAACGTAGCCCGCAACACTCTCAGGGCTGATGATAGATTCCCAATCGTCTGGTCTTCCATAGTTACTATCTCCAATCGTAAACTCATACCCCCTCTCCTCTAAGAAGTCGGTCACATAATCAAAAAGACCCGCATATATTTCACCAGTTGCAGGTGAGTATAAGCGGATCTTACCATCCCATTTCCATTTTTGGTACTGAGGCATGTACTTAGCACCTGGAACATCAAAAATAAAATGTTCACTCAGTTCCTTATGGACATGCGGCTCGGCAGTTACCTTAAGATAAACCTCGTTCTTCTTTTGTATAACTGTCATCAATATTCTGCATACTTTTTCAGTTCGATAACGTTCTTAATTTGGAATCCTCTATTGGAGCACTGCTTAAGAATGTTCTCCAAATAATTTATACAAGTTTCGAGGTAGTCTATTTTCTGTTTGGTACGGATGAACTCATCATCTGCCCAGATGTATGTATTGAGGTCTCCCTTTAATACTTTAAAGTTAAAAGGTTTTTCCTGATAGACAGCAGCAGGTGCTTTACCAGAATAGTATTCGAACTTCTCCTTATACATGCGTTTATTCCTTGTCTCAGCATCAGATAGGAGTAATCTGAAATGTGCCCACAAGTTAAGGTACTTCTCATGGATGACAGTTACCTTAAAATTTTCCGTGTCGAGATCGTTCTGGTCGATTTTACAATCTTCCTTCCATGCATCACGAATATCATCAAGATTCATGCTAAATTAGTCTTTCTCTTACCTAGTGTGTCCTGTATGTCGTATATGTCATAGCGAAAACTCACTTGAGCTACAGCATACTCTGTACCATCTATTGTAGCATTAAACTCTAGTGCTGACAAGGAGATAGGGAACATTTCTGAGAAGGTAACAAAGAAATTTGTCTGAAAATTGCTGTTTAATACTGCTAATGATCCATCAGAACGTATATTAGTCTGCAGTTTACCAGTAGGAAGTTTTTCTTCTGAATCATCCTCTAAGAATACTCTCTCTGCTATACTCCGACCAGTTGCCATACCCCTCATCCAGTTATGTAAGATCAAATAGTTTTCTAGATCTTCATCTACAAGAAATTGTAAGTTAAGGGGATCATAATTAAGTCCATGACCATCCCAACCAAGAGTACGACCCATACCAGTGGGTTGTTCTACCTGATTTATGCTGATAGCAGGTATGTTTGCATTCTGAGCAAAGTATGTCACCTTAGGAAAGTCTGATAATACAAACTTAAAACCTATAGGAGACAAGAAATTCCTGTTCTCTATCTGACCTTGCCAACTATCTGCCATTACTCTGTGTCTTTTTGACTATTTAGTTCTTCCATGATCTCGTCATGGTCTTTTGCTGCTCTTCTGAAGGCATCAAACTGTGCTTCTATAGAGGGTTCTTCCCACTCCATGATAGGAGATAGTGATTTATGTGGAGTCTTCTCTTCGAACTCCAACTGTGGTGTATCTTCCATGTACCAGACTCTACGCAACCACGCTATGAAACCTAGAGCGAAATACTTAATAGACTTATTCTCTGGGCGGTTTGCCCATCTTTCCATTTTCTCATACGGAGTCATGAGGAATCCCCTTTTTACCTTTGTGTCCATGAGCGATACCTAATTCGTGCATCTTTGCATGTTCTGCGATCTCATCTCTAAGATCCTTCCCACCTGTACCAAAAGTCATGTATATTCCCCATATCAATAGGGCAACAACCAATAGTCCCATGAATACTGCGAACGCAGGTCCAGGTGCTAGATTAAAATGATGGATAAGTGGTTCTTTACACTCTGTCCAAGTACCAGGTAAATGATATACTGGTGGGCATGATAATAATAAATTCATCTTCGTACAATTGCGGGAACATCTCCATCCTTATCATCATCGTCATCATCTTCATCCCATGGATCTTCTATCTCCATGCCATTATGAATCCGATTCTGCAATGATGCATGTAATGGATCTCTAGTGAAGTCAACTACTAACAATTCATCCCCTTGCTTTACTTCTTCTAACTCTGGATGAATTGGTGTGGGTTTTCTTATAGGTTCATTCATTGCTCCCCACCCAACGGACATTAACCTTAATGCTTGGATGAAAAGGAATGCTGAAAATACTATAAACAAAAATGCCACTTGTTTCCTTCTTTAAAAATTATTTATATCCTCGGTATATATCCTTTATACTTCTCAACCTGTGGTACAACTTCTAACTTAACCTTCTCCACAATCTGATCGATGATATTAACATCAAGACCTGCGAATGGTGGAATGATACCAAGTATACGAAGTA